TATGAGTGGTATGGGAGGACTTGCGTATTCAAATTAAGTTAATGTATAATACATTAAAGTTTTTTATAAAAATTGATTTTTAATTTATTCAATTAAAAATATATTAATTTTTGTTAATTATGGAAGAAAATAAATGTGGATGGATTAATAAAAAAAGGGAACCTTGTCCTTGGAAAAAGATAGGTAATTATTACTGTAAAAGACATTCATGTTATGAAAATATTTATAAACCAGAAGATATTCCAAATATAACTTTTTGTTCTGATTGTAGAAATCCAATCGGAATGAATATTATTGATAAAAAAATTTGTAATAAATGTAAAGAAAGATCTAAAATTAATAGAGAAAAAAATAAAGAAAAAAATATCAAATGTAAAGGTTTAACACAAAATAAAACAGAATGTAATTTTAAAGTTCTTGATAATGATGAATATTGTAAAAAACATCAAAGTTATAAAAAATGGAAAAATTTAACAGATCAAGGTCATACAGTTTGTGAAGGTTGGAAAAGAAGAAAATGCTTTGAAATCATCAATGAAAATATGGCTAATTGTTTTAAATGTAGAGAATTAAATACTCTAAATGAAAAAAATAAAAAAATAAAAAACAATAATAATTTAGAAAATAATAATTTAAAAAATAATGATAATTTAGAAAATAATAATTTAGAAAATAATAATAATTATGTAAATAATCATAACAAATATAAAAATATTTTGAAATCTAATTATTATATAATAAATAGTAATGAAGGTCATTATTCTTCTCAGGGTAGATTTTCTGGAAAATTATTTAATCCATATTATTTAGTTTATGATATTAATGATAATAATAAAAATGAATTTTATATTATGTTTTGTTCTGATAATTCTTATTTTTATTTTTCAAAAAAAAATATTGATTTAATAAAAAATTATACTTGGTATAAAATGAAAAATGGATATATTTCAACATCAAAACCTGTATTTCAATACTTGCATCAATTAATATGTAAAACTGAAAATGGTGATGAAAGCAATACAAAATCAGTAGATCATATAAACAGAAATAAAAATGATAATAGAATTGAAAATTTAAGATGGGCTACTCAAAGTGAGCAAAATAGTAATATAAATAAAAGAACAAGAAAATATAATGCAAAACCATTGCCAGAAGAATTAAAAGTTAAAGAATTACCAAAATTTGTTTGTTATTATAATGAAATTTATAATAAAAAAACAGGACAACATAGAGAATTTTTTAAAATTGAAAAACATCCAAAAATTATTAAACCAATATCATCAACTAAATCAATGAAAGTTGATATAAATAAAAAATATAATGAAATTTTAGATAAATTAAAAGAATTAGATAATTAATATCTTAATTTACAATATTTTATATTTTAATACATAATTATAAAAACATCATATTATATTTTAATACATAATTTTAAAAACATCGTAATACATAATTCTAAAAACATCATATTATATTTTAATACATAATTCTAAAAACATCACAATACATAATTCTAAAAACATCATATTATATTTTAATACATAATTCTAAAAACATCATAATACATAATTCTAAAACATCATATTATAAATTATCAACATCAAAAGAAATATTTAATTGGTGGTTAGAGAGATGGTGTATTAAAAGATTTACAAATAAACAAAAATAATTTTTATATATTATAATTTTATTATGTATTTAATAAAATTAATTATTATTTTTATAATGTTAATATTTTTAATATGTTTAATTAAAAAAAATAAAGTTGAAAATTATAATAAAGAAAAAGATAAATTATGTAAAAGATTATATAAAAATAAAGATAATAAAAATTATAAAATAATTAAAAATCTTTTTTCAAAAAATTATTGTAATTATATAATTAAAGAATCTGAAATTTATGCTTCAAAATATAAATGGAAAAAGAAAAGACATGAAGATTATCCAACAGTAGATAATCAAATTACTAAAAAATGGTCTATATACAATGATATATATAAAATAGTAAGTTCAACTATTTTTACTGAAATAGCAAAATTATATAATATAAATAAAAATGATTTAGGAATAAATGAAATATTTATTGTTAAATATAATACAGGAGGACAAACAGAATTAGCATATCATGAGGATGGTAGTGAATTTAGTTTTATAATAGCATTAAATGATAAATTTACTGGTGGAGGAACAACATTTAAATTTAATAAAAAAAATATTCAATTATCAATTGGTGATTGTTTAATATTTTCAGGACAAAATACTCATAAAGGAAATGAAATTATTACTGGAACCAGATATATATTAACAGGATTTTTAAATTATAAAAAAGGATGTAATAATGATTAATTTATTTTATGTATCATTAATTTATTATTTTTTTTAATAACTTTTAAAAATATATTAAATATTATTAAAAATTGATTATGATAATATATATATATTATATTTAATACCCAATACACAATATGAAAGTGGCTTATTTTAATATACTTCATGGTGGAGAAGAAAAACATAGGGTTATGGATATTGTATTAAAAAATGAAAAAAATGTAATCGACAAGGAAGAATATAATAAAAAAAATGACGATTATATGTATATTAATTACAAAAAAACATTTTATAAAATAAATAGATATGATAAAACAGTGATAGAAAAAATAGAACATGTAATGGTCTCTAATCCATTTAAACATGCTCCTGGATTAAATTGGGAGGGATGTTTTCATATTTGTAATATAGATGATAGATTTACTAATAAACAATATTATCAAATTAATCGTTATAATAATAATGAATCAATAATTATTTTGACAAATAAAATTATTGATGATTTATATTTAAACAAATTGGAAAAATAATATTTAAATTAACTTGTAACACATGATGTGAAATTATTAAAAATAAATATAAGACAGGTAAATAAATAGTGATAAAATATAGAGATAAGAATATTTCCAAAAATATTTTAACAAGTTAGTAAAACCGTATTCTATAATTTGTTTATTTTAAAATACATACATTTAAACTATTTTCCAATCTCCATAAACTCTTTTAATTATTAAATTATTTTTTATTTTATCAAATAATAATGAAAATTTAATATTAGTTAAATTGATATTATCACTATCTATAAATAATGCGGTTGTCATTTTAAATAAAGTATTTAAAAATAAAATGTAATATTTATACATAATGGAAAATGTATATTATCAATCATATGTAGGTTTTATAATATTTGGAATAATATTTTTTGTTTTTATTTTTAGTTGGTATATGACAAGAAATAATTCAAGAAATAATTTGTCAGAAAGATTAATTTAATTTTTATTTTAATTTATAATAAAGAAATTATTATATGTATTTTTAATGTATTCGCTTTATGATTTAAAAAGCAATAAAAGATATAACGAACATTTATTAATTAATTATAATTATAATTATAAATTTACAAATAATAAACAAGATTATTATATTATAAATAATTTAATAAATAAAGATACAATAGATTTATCAAATACTATATGTTCTTTTTTAAATGATTTATCATATATTAAAAATGAAATTTATAGTAATATTACATCGGTTTATTCAGAAAGAATACTATCATATAGTTTTGAAAATTGTAAATATTTGTTCTTAAAATATTTATTTAAAATTATAAATTTCAGTATTTATGAAAAAATGATATATAAATTTGCATCTTATGTAGAATTATATAATACAACTCTTTATAAAAAAAATGATTATTATAATCTATACAAAATATTTAAATTTATAAAAAAAAATGTAAAAAATTTCAAAATATTGTATAATAATTATTCAATAAATAAAATTATAAAAAATAAATATTATAATAAAAAAATTAAAAAATTATTTAATATTGAAAAATTAAATTCAAAACATTTTTTAGATGAAACAATTAAATTAAAAAATGTTAAAATAATATTAAAAACACAAAATATTTTAGAAATAATAATTTCATATTTATTTAATTTTTATACACCGGAATTTATAAAAATATTACATTATATACATAAAAATAATTATAAGATTAAAATTAAAAGTTGGGTTCCTCTAAATTACACATATTTGGAAAATAAACATAAACAATTATTTATTAAAAGTTATTTAAAAATAAATATAAGTAAAAAATTTTATGATATGAGATTAATAAATAATAATATTTATAATAAAAATATTAAATTTATAACTTAAATTCTATTATATTCTATTTTCTCAATTAATACTCTGTCTAAAATATCGTAAATAGAATCTATTGTTTCAATTGTGAAATTTTTGTTGAATAATTTTGGATATTTTTCTTTAATAATATCTAAATCTTCCTTATTTTCTTCAGGACATAATATATGTGTTATTCCTTGCTTTTTAGCTCCAAATATTTTTTCTTTTAATCCACCAATTTTTGTAATTTGTCCTTGTAAATTAATTTCACCTGTCATTGCATATGTATTATCTGTTTTAATTTCAGTTAATAAACTAATAATTGATAAACAAATTGTTCCACCAGCACTTGGACCGTCCTTTGGTGTTCCGCCCTCTGGTAAATGGACGTTAATTTTAACTGGATTTTTTTCCCATTCTTTTAATAACTTATCTTTAAAAATATTTGGTAAAATTCTCCAAGCAACAGTTTTAGCTACAATAATACTTTCTTTAATAACATCTTTTAATGAACCAGTGCATTCAATATCTAAAATATTTTTTGATGGCATAAAACAACTTTCAATTTGTAATGTTCCACCAATCATAACTGAATCTGATGCCCATAATCCATTAGTATTACCAATAGCAGGTTTAGTATCAACAAGTTTATATGTCATTTTTGGCTTTAATTTAAAAATTTTATTGTCAATGAATTCTTTTGTAATTTCAAACGATTTAATGTTTTCTGTATATCTCATCAAATTAATTTCTGAAATAATATCCTTAAGTTTTTCTTTAAATTTTCTTACACCACCCTCATTTGTATATGAATATATAACATGTTCCAAAATATCATTGTTAAAAATAATGCTAATATCATTCATATTATACTCTTTTAATAATTTTGGAATCAAATGATTATGGGCTATATTTAATTTATCATTAATATCATAATTATCAACCTTAATAACCTCCAAACGGTCATATAATGGTTTTGGAATATTCTCTCTATAATTATATGTAAAAATAAATAATACTTGTGATAAATCAAAATCAATTCCAGAAAAATAGTTATCATTAAAATGGCTGTTTTGTGTTTTATCAGTTAAATGCATTAAAATATTAAAAATCTCTTCTCCCTTATTAGTATTAGATACTTTATCCAATTCATCAAAAAATATAATTGGATTCATGCACTTTGAATGAATAATGGTTTCAACAATCTTTCCAGGACAAGAACCTACATAAGTAAAACCATGTCCATCTAAATATGCTCCATCCTGAATTCCTCCAAGACTAATAAATTCAAATGGTCTGTCTAATGATTTAGCAATAACATTCATTAATTCTGTTTTACCAACACCTGGACTTCCTTCCAATGCTAAAATGTTACCACTCTCTTTTGGATTAGAAATATTTTTTGCTATTGTTTTTAATAATTTATGTTTAGATTCTTTATGACCGTAAATTTCTGTATTTAATTTTTTTTCAACATTATTTAAATGACTTTTAATTTTTCTTTTACCAGAATTATTACCAACAGACGATTCTATATAATTATCAAATGGAACTTTTAAAATTTTATTAATCCACCTTTTATATTTACTTTTATCACTATCATATTTATTCATTGATTCATAATCACTAATCATTGGCAAAATAACTGATTTATTTTTATTCGTAATTTTTCTATCTAACACATTCAATAAATCTGGCTTCTCACTGCCTCTTGAAATATACTTTTCAACATCTTCCAATAATGATGAATATTTATTAATATCTTTTTCATTCATATCTTTAATATACTTTTCCAATGCTTTATTATTACTTCCAAATGATAATAATCGATCATATAAACTATTATCACTCTTACTATTTTTATTATCACCACCAAGCTCCTTTTCAAAAAAACCATTAATTGTTGAAATAATAATTTCATCATCCATTTTTGTTTTAATTAATTTTTTTTCATCTTTAATAAATTTATTAAAATCAAAATTATCGTTATTCTTATGACTTTCTTTTAATTTTTTTATTAAATCATTTCCACAAGTAATTTGAATATTAATACAATCCTTTGTAAAATCTGAATAATTCTCATTTAATGTATTCTCAATATCTTTTAATTCACTCTTAAATGTTGTAATTACCTTATTAAAATTATAATTAGGATTATTTGTAATTATTGAATTTAATATATTTAATACCTTTTTATCACCACTCATTCTTTCCATAGTATATTCTTTATAATCACTATAAATTATTTCTTTAGTCTTATTATTTTTTTCATTATCTTCATTACTTTCATCACTATCTTCTGTTTCATAATCTTCATCACTATCTTCTGTTTCATAATCTTCATCACTACTTTCATTATTACTACTTTCATTATCATCACTTTCATTATTATCACTGCTTTCATTATCATCACTTTCATTATTACTACTTTCATTATCATCACTTTCATTATTACTACTTTCATTATCATCACTTTCATTATCATCACTATTTTTATTTTTTTCATTTTTAATCATAGTATTATTAGATATGTAAGAACTTGTTGATCTTTCATTTGTAAATAAAGAATTTTCAGTTTCATAATCATTATGATTTAATTTTTGTTTTTTATTAAAATGAGACATAATATCAATTATAAAATTATATTTATATATAATTTTAAAAATAAAAACAAAAAAAAATAATAATTAGATGTTTTGTATGAGACAATTATTAATAACAGTTTCATCAATAATTTCAATAGTTTTATTTATATTTTTAATAATTTTATTTGAGTTATTTGAAAAGTTTTTTCTTAATTTATTATTTTTAAGGGTATTTTTAATAAAATTAATTTTTTCTATTAATTCATCACTTTTGTCAATGAATTCATTTATATTTTCATCATATAAATTAATTATAATATCATATTCGTTATTTTGTGTATTTTTTTCAATGGTATAATTCATATAATAATATAAATATAATTAAAATAAAAATATATGAAAATTTTATACTATTTTATAGATTAATATCATTAATCATTTTTTCATATTCTTCTTTTCCAAATTGTTGTATTAATTTTTGTTCTAAATCATCGGCATCCAGTTTATCTAAATCAATATTTTCCATATCTTCAGTCATAATATTATTGGAAATTAAATCAGAAAATATATCGTTAATAACAGTGGCATTTTTATCATCTTCTATTTTTTTTTTATTATAATGTTCTATTCTATCTTTTCTTAAATTATCTCCAGCTTCTTCAATATTATCATCAATATTGGATTTATATTTATATTTTTGAACGTATTCAAAATTTTTTATATAATTAATTTTATTGTCTTCTGAATAAATATTTTTATTTTCACTATCTTGTTCTTTGATTGTTTTTGTATAATGTTTTAAATCTTTATCAAAATCTTCTTTATTTTCATCTTCAGGTCTAAATACAACAAGGTCTTTGTTATTATTAATTTGTTTAGAATAATCAAATTTAGTAATAATACATTTATAAGGATTATTTTTTCTTTTTTTTTCAGCTTCAGATTGATTTTGTTTTAATAAGTCTGTTTTTTGTTTATATAAATCTTTAAATTGTTTTTCTGTATATTTATTGTCTGATTGTTTTGGTATAATTTTATTATAGATGTCTTCAGTTGAATATTTTTTATCTGTGTTGTGAATAGTATTTATTTTTTTATTTTGATAATTGACATTTCTTTTTTTATTCAATATCATATTATAAATATTATACTTAAAATATTATAAATATTTTAACGATTTTATTATTTAATTTTTTATAAAATAATATTATCTACCTTTATAATGGGTGTAAAAAAATTATTTACATTTTTAAATGAAAAAAGAATATATAAAAAATATGATAAAATAAATAATTTGTTATATGAATTAAAATTAAATAAAAATTCTGTATTTGTTGGAATTGATACAAATTTGTATTTTTATAAATACAATTATACATATGATAATATATTGATTGGATTTTTTAATCAAATAATTAAATTTTTGTCAAATGGTATATATCCATTATATATAATAGATGGGGGAACATTAAAAGAAAAAGAAAAAACAAATATTATGAGAAATAATAAAAAAAATAATAATTATCAAAAGATAGAAGAATTATTAATTGAAATAGAAAATAGTGATGATAAAGATAAAATAGATTATTTGAATAAAATGATAGATAAATTAAAGAAAAAAACACTTAAAATATCAAATGAAAAAATAGATAATTTAATAAAGTTGTTTGATTTAATGAATATACCATATGTTTTTTCATATGGCGAAGGTGAATATTTGGCTGTTTTATTAAACAATTATGGAATTATAGATTTTTTTTTAACCGATGACACTGACCCTATTCCAGCTGGAATAAATAATATTATAAAATTTACAAATAATCGTGTATTATATTTAAACAAAGAATATTTATTAAAAGAATTAGAAATAAATGAAAATCAATTGTGTGATTTTTGTATTTTATTAGGTAATGATTATAATAGTTTTAATATGAAAAAATTAAAACCATTTGAATTATTAAAATTAGTCAAAAATAATAATATAACTGAAATATTAAATATATTTAATATTGATGAAGAAAATTTTATAAATTTAAAAAATATATATTTAAACTCATCAAACGATGAAAAAGATTATATTTTGAAAGGACATACAAATAATGATAATATTATAAATATCACATATAAAAATAACAGTATTATATTAAATCAATTTTGGAATGAATTAAAGGAAGTTTTAATTAATAATGAAAATTCATTAAATTTAAAAAAAGATATTATTAAAAAAATTAAAAAAACAAAATTTAATACTGATGAATTATTAAATTTTTTAAAAATTAATGTTAATAATATTACAAATGATGAAATAGATAATATTAAAATAACATTTAGTTATTTGGATAATTTTAGATAAAACAATAAAAATTGAATTTAAAATATTAAATATAATTAAGATATAAATATGGAAGATATTCAAACTAAACTTGATATTTACAAAGAAAATTTATTAGAAAATTTATCACATAGTATTATTAATGAGAATATTCATAATGAAGTGATTGATAATTTAATTGAAAATATAATGGAAAATAAAATTATTCATAATTCAAATTTTTTAAAATTTCCAAATATTAAAACTGAATTATATCCATATCAAATTAATAATGTTAATTGGATGAATGATATTGAAAATAAAAATTACAATGATAATTTTGAAAATGCAAGTAAAAATATAGATTTAAAAGGAGGAGCATTATTTGATGAAGTTGGTATGGGTAAAACATTACAAATAATAACTTTAATAAATTTAAATAAATCAAAACTTACCGATAGGTTAATTTACAAAAAAAAATTATATACAAAAGCAACATTAATTATTGTTCCAAATCATTTATGTGGTCAATGGTTAAGAGAATTTGAAAAACATACAATTAAATCATTAAATATTTTGAATTTATTAACAAAATCACATTATAAAAAATATACACATTTGGATTATACGAATGTAGATGTTGTTATAATATCATCTAATTATTTTATAAATTGTGATTTAAAATTGTCTAATAGAAATATTTTTAGTTTTGAAAGAGATATTTTAAAAAAAGAAGTAAATATATTTAATATTTATTGGAATAGAGTAGTAATTGATGAATATCATGAATATGAAAACGAATCATTATTTTATAAATTAAATTATTTAGAAGCTTCATACAGATGGATATTAAGTGGAACACCATTTAAAAAAAATAGTGAAGATTCAAATAGAGAACTTAGTAAAAAAACAAAATTAAAAAAAAATAAATTAATACCATTAAGTTTTTTTTCAAGTTCGCCTATTGAAAAAATATTAGGATATTTAGCATTTAATAATGGTGTATTGACAAATATTAATTTATATGATTTTAATAATTATAATTTTGTTTTAAATCATTTTAGTAGAAATACACAAAACAATAATTTAAAGATATTAAAATTACCTGAAATTGAAGAAGAAGTAGTAATGCTAAATTTTTCACAAACTGAAAGAATGATATATAATTCATATTTAACAGATAAAAATAATAATGATGATGATATATTTTTAAGACAGATATGTTGCCATCCATCTTTGGTGGATGATTTAAATAAAAATGATGATACGGATTCATTTTTATCATTGGATGGTATGCATAAAAATATTAAAGATAAATATTTAAAAGAATATGAAAATTTAAAAGAAAAATTAAATAGAAATAAACAAAATTATGAAAATGTTCAAAATAAAATAGAAGAGTATGAAGAAGAATTTAAAGAAAAAAATATTGAATCAATAACTAATAAAATTAAAGAAAGGAAAGAAAGATCGCAAGAATTAAAAACAGAAGAACAATTAATTATTAAAAAAATAAGTTCAAAAGAATCATCAATTAAATATTGTATAAATTTTATGGAAATAATTAAAAATGTCGATACTATAACAAATCAAGATTGTCCTATTTGTTTGGGAAATATTGAAGAAGATGATATTGGAATAACCAGTTGTCTTCATTTATTTTGTTATAGTTGCATCAAACAAATGATAATGACACAAAAAAAGTATGGAAATACAAAATGTCCTAATTGTAAAAAATCAATTAAAATAAATGATGTCTTTTTAATTAATAAAACAATTAATAAAGAGGTGAATAAGTATGGAACAAAAATTTCATATATTATTGATTATATAAAGAAAAGTCCAAAAAAATATAGAATAATATTTTCTCAATGGGATAAATTATTAAATAATGTTGGCAAAATATTAGAAGAGAGTGGTATTAAAATATTATATTGCAAAGGAACTCCTTATCAAAAAGATAAAGTATTAAAATTATTTAGTGATAATAATGAAAATAATGAACATAGAATTATTATGCTTTCATCAGAAAAAACTGCATCTGGTTCAAATTTAAGTAATGCTGAAGAAGTTATATTTTTAGATCCGATATATGGTAATAAAGAAAGAAGAAAAAATGTTGAAATCCAAGCTATTGGAAGAGTAAGAAGATTGGGAAATAATTTTAAAAAAATAAAAGTGTTAAAATTAATAATCAAGGATACTATTGAAGAAAAAACACATAAAGATAATTAGAAATAAAAAATTCATTTTTGTAATTATATTTAAATATTTAAAATTAAATATATATTAAATGTCTGTAAAAAATAATCAAGTTGTTTCAATTGATAATTTTAATAAAATTGAAGAGTTATATTATAATAGAGCAAATGATTTTTATATAAATTTAGATAAAGATACAATGTTAGATGTTTATTCAATTATAACAAAAAAACATAAAAGAAAGAAAAAAATATCATTAAGATTTTTAGATTGGTTTGTAACTAAATATTGTAAGTTATATTCAATTTCAATTAATGTAAATAATCAATATAATAAAGAAGATAAATATAATATTAATAATAGATATAAAGCTCAATTAAAATCATTTCATAAAATTTATTTAGATCCTTTTAAAAGAACAAAGGTGTCATTTAAGTTTATTTATAAATGTCATGGATATGAATTCACAACCAGTTTATGTCAATTAAATTTTATGAAATGGATAATTGAATATGACATTCTTAAATATGTTATAAATAATTATGAAACATTAATTGAAAAAGTTGAATATGTTAATAATTTACATAAAAAAAATAAAAATGATGAAAAATCATCATTGTATTCATTTAATTCTTCAAGTTCATTAACCGTTGATTTAGATAACAATAAAGTATCTAAAAAAGATAATAAAAAAAGATTAATTTTAGAAATATAATTTTTAATTATTTATACTTAAAATAAATCAGGTATAAATACATTTTCATTAATTTCTTTTGTAATATTATTTGAAACTTCATTAATATTTTTATTTTCAATAGTTTCATTAAGTGTATATTCTGAATTTTCAATTAATTCTCTATCAATTGCTACATCCGGTAAATTTGAACCACCCAAGAAACATAAACCACCAATAATTCTTGATGAGACTGATTTCATATTATCTACTTCACCATATAATCCAGCATTTACTAATATATCAACAGGTCTTTCAAATGATGCCTTTGCTAAAGTACTAGACTTCAATTTAATTAAACCATGTCTTTCTAAACTAATTAAATTTCCTAAACTTATTTGAATATCTGCAAAAATACTAAAATGGCAATAATTAATATCAATACCCTTATTTTTATATGTTTCAATTAATTCATTTATTATTAATGTTCTTACAGCTTCAATACCGTATATTTTTTCAACTTCTCTTAAATCATTTATGTATATTTTATTTAAATTAATTCCTTTAATTTTAAAAATATCTTTCATATTAATTCCATTTGTTTTAATTATATATTCATAATCTTCTTTTACACCATCATTATCATAATTAATACTATTATATTTTATTGGTTTTTGAGTAATAACATTTGTAATATTATTAATACCCTTTATTTGTATTTTGTTAATAAAAATATTTATAAATTCTATGAAATCTTTTATTACATAATTTATAATATTAAATCTAATATGAATAACCGGTTTATTGTCATTATCACTGTTTGATAATAATGCAATTTGTAATATTTTATTAAATAATAATTTTTTTATTTCTTTTTTACTACCTTTATTATCTTTAAACCTATTTTCCCATTCCTCGGATATTCTTGTTTTAATATTTAATAAAGTAATTTCTCTTGAAAGCATTTTTTCTTCATTTAATTCAATTTTAACAATCCAATTTAAATTATTTATATTATTAATACAACTATTCTTATTCGGATTACTCACTGAAAAAATATTATTAATAATATTATCATTTTTCATTAATTTACTATCAAAACTCTTATTTTCATCATAATCAATAATTATATTCTCAATAATATCGCTTATAGATGTATTTATAATATTTGATGTTATTTTTGTTAAATATTTTTCATTCTTATTATATTTATCATCAAAAAATAGTGTCATCATTGGACTTTTCATATTTGGAGAACTACCATAAATTTCTAATAATCTGGGAACTCCTTCTGTTCCTGCTCCACTTCCCACATTGTGAAAAGCACTAATTGTCATTTGTGTTGCAGGTTCTCCCAATGTTTGCGCTCCTAACACACCAACCATATCTCCTGGCTCAACCATAGAATTATTATAATTCACAATTATATTATCTGATATAAAATCAATATGTTTTTTTGTTAATTTAAGATTAAATATACATTTTTTAATATTTAAACTATCTATTAAATGATATTTAAATATTTTTTTTACTAATTTATCATCCATATATTTAAAATTATTATTTTTAATATTATCTTCATCAAATGATAATAAATATGTTGTGTTTATTTTTAATATATAATCTATCTTATCTAAAATATATTTTGGCTCAACAACATCACCCTTAAAATTTTCAGTCATTGATAATTCTATTATTCTGTCAATATTTATTGGTGATAAAAATTGAATATCACTCTTTGGACTTTTACTCTTTTTATCAAGCAAATAATAATTTAATGATGATTTCATTTTAATATTCCTCAATTTATCCCGAATATTAATTATTTTTTCATAATATTTATTATTTTCTTCATTTGTAAATTTTACTTTCTTTAATTCTTCACTTGATAATTTATATTTTTTTTCAATATCTTTATTTCCATCATTAATTAATTCAAAATTATAATAATTATATCTTGTTGCATCAAGACCACAATCACCATACACAAATTGATATATTTTATCATATGCATTTCTAACATAATTATCATATTTCACCATTATATCCTCTCCAGCCTTTATTAACTTTCTTTGCAAATAACCGGTTTCAGCCGTTTTGACTGCTTGAGTAATTAATGAATTTCTTGACACATTTGTTAAAACAATAAATTCTTCTAAATTCATACCTTTTGTTAATGAAGATTCAATAAAACCTCTTGCTAATGCAGAATCATCATTTTGATGAAAATATGGTAATGATCTATTGTTATAATTTTTTGGAACTCTAATCCCATCATAATCTTGTTGTCCTACACAACCAATCATATGAGTTAAATTATCCTCTTTACCTTTTGATTTTGATTTAATCATTATTTTATTATTATTTTCATCATTCAAATTATCAATAATATAATCTCCTATTGTTCCAACAATAGATTTCATTAAATTAATACTATCCATTTCAAAATTATCATTTTTTGAAGTTATTATATTATTTTCAAATTCTGTTAATTTATATAATAATTCAATCTTTTTTGTTTTAAATAATTGTTCCATACTTTTATATATTTCATTGCCAATTAAATAATCATTTAATGAAATTGTAAATCCATAATTTAAATTAAAATTAATTGATAATTTTGTTATATTATCTATTATTGATTGTGTCATATCTGGACCATATATATTCCAAACATCTTGTGTTATAGTATTGTTTTTATCTTCTTTTATACTTTTACCATCAATAAATCCTTCAATTATTTTACCATTTTTAATTAAAACACTATCATTTTTTAATGATACTTTATTTGGTATTATTAAATCAAAAAATGTTTTACCAGAATAATTTTTATTTTTATCCATTATTTTATAATCTTCTAAATTTGTACTTGTTAATAAATCAATAATTAAATCATTATCCATTTTATCACAAAATTTAGTTATATTATATGGTGCAATAATTGCATCAAATACCGCTCCCACAATAGGCAATGAACTTTTAGCTGATATAATATTACTTTTCACATTTGTTAAATGTTCCAATTCAATCTCTGTTAATATACTTTGAACTGTAAATATATTCATTTCATCACCATCAAAATCTGCTCCATATCCAGCACATACTGATGGATTAATTCTAATTGTATTAAATCTATCATCATTCTTTATTTTAATATAATGAGCTAATGAACCATATTTATGTAATGTTGGCTGTCTATTTAATAATACTATATCACCATCAATTAAATGACGATCCACCACATCACCTATATTTAATTCAATTGTCTTATTATTATCTATTATAACTTGATTTCCTGTTCTATTTGATGTAATTGAATTTGCTCCAGGATATACATTACTTCCTTTTTGAACTAATTTAGTTAATTTTGTAATATTATTAGGTGTTACTATTTCAGGATATGTTAAATTTTTTGCAATTGAAACTGGAACATAAGCCTGATTCATATCTAACAATGGATCCGGTGAAATTACAGTTCTACCATATTGATTAACTCTTTTACCCATTAAATTACCTCTAATTCTACCTTTTTTAGCTTGATTTATAGGACCTTTTATCTTTGTTACTATTGAAGCATACTGATTTGTTGCTCCAGGTTTATTTGTTTTTAATGATGCATTATCTATATAACATGCTATTTCACACTGTAATTGATCTATATGTGTTTTTGAATGTTTTATTAATGTATCATTATTTTTTTCTTTATCTTTTTGCTTTTTTACATTCATATTCGTTTTATAAATTTTTGTTAATCTCATTGTTAATGTGCTTTCTTGAATAGAATCACTTAATGAATCACCTTGATATGATGTTCTTATTGATACTGGAGGAATTGGTAAAATCTCCAACATTAAATCTTTTGGATGACAAGTAATATTCAAAATTTCACTTTCACTATCTTTAATATTCTTTAATATATTAAAAACCTGTTTAGTTGTCTTTTTCTCAATTTCTATTTTACCGTTTATTTCTCTTTCAATACTAACAATTATCTCCCCATTCTTTTTCTCACCTCTAACTTTTCCAACAGGTGTATTACAATTATGACAATTCTTTAATTTTATTTCATCTTTTAATTTCTTAATTCTTTCTTTTTTCTTTTTTTTTTTAACAATTTCATATAATTCATCATAACTTTTATTCCATAATAAAGCAGAACAATGAGTACAAAATATATTTAATATGCTTATTACTTCATCAAAAAATTTAATATTAAAAATTTCATTACTTAATTTTAAATGACCAAAATGACCATTACAGTCTTTCATCATATATTGACAAGTTTCACAAGAATATGAATTATTATTTACACCCATTCTTTTATCTAATAAACCATTTTCAATCGGCTCATTGCCTTGTTCATATAAATCTGATGTTTCAATACCATCCTTATTATGTTCTAAAGCTGACATTTGTAAAGTCTCTTTATTTGTTAATACTGAAAACTTAATGGCTTTAATAGTAGCCGTTTCATAAGTATATATGGGCTTATCATTATTATTCATTTCTTTATATATTATATTACTATATTCTTATTTTATTTATATTATTTATATTTATTTCAATTTTTTAAAAATTGAAAATATTGAATAAATATAAAATTATATTATTATGAATGATTAATGGCTAAAGCAAATAAACCTTGGAGTGAAAAATATAGACCACAAAATATTTCCAATATTATATCACATGATAGAATAAAAAATACTATATATAATTTTCTCAAAAATAATAATTTGCCAAATTTACTGTTTTATGGCAAAGCAGGTTTAGGTAAAACTTCTTTAATATTAGCATTCATTAAAGAATATTATAATGATGATTATGATAATTATGTTATTAATATTAATGCTTCTGAAGAAAGAGGGGTTCAAACAATTCGAGATAAAATAGAACCATTTTGTAAATTATTATATAATGATACTAAATATAAATTAATTATTTTAGATGAAGTTGATTCCATGACTATTGAAGCACAAAATATTTTAAGAAAAATAGTTGAAAAATATATTCATAAAGTTAGATTTTGTTTTATATGTAATTATATTAAACAAATTATATTACCATTACAATCCAGATTTATTATTTTTAAATTTAACCCTTTAACCAAAGACTATTTAATGAACCATCTTGAAACAATATTTATTAAAGAAAACTTTTATATTACCAAAAATTCATTACAAATTATATATAAATATTGCAACGGAGATTTAAGAAAAATGTTAAATATATTTAATTCATTAAATATTTATAAAAATGATGTTATTAAAGTTAATGATATACGTAAATTAATATTATATCCATCTAAAAAAAATATAATTAATATATTTAATTATGTTAAAAATAATGATTTAAATAATAGCATTATTAATATTTCCAATTATATTAAAATAAATGATTTATTAATTAATGAAATTATTATTGAAATGTATGATATTTTGATTGATTTTATTATTAACAATAATTATCATATTTTTAATAAAAATAAAATTATTAATATTATTAAAAAATTGTCAATTATTAATCGTAATATTTATAATAATACAAATAATAATATTATATCACTAATATCAATATTTTATTTATAAAAAAAATTGAATTAAAAGATATAATATAAATTAATAATATAAATATGTCAAGGTTTGGTATTCTTGATGACGATTTTAAGGAACAAACTGTTTCTAAATCAATTGATGATGAAATAGACAATAAATATTTTAAACCTACTAAAAAAAAATCTAAATTTGTTAAACCTAATTTAAATAATAATAGATTACAGATTAAAAATATTGATAATGTTGATGAATTTTTAGATACAAAGTTTGAAAATATATATAAGCTATATTTATTTCATAATAATTATGAAAATTGGAATAATATTGATAATTTTGAAAATATTTTCAATATTGAAAAATGGAAAGATATTCCTGAAGTATTTAATTCTTTAATTCAAAAAAAAGATAAATTATTAACTTATAATTTTTTTCTTATGAAAAATAAAATATCTCCTTTATGGGAATCCAAAGAAAATCGTGGAGCAGGAAGAATTAATATTCAAATATTTGACTTGGAAGAAAGTTTAAATGTTTTTAAAATATTATTAATTAATATTATTAATAAAACATTATTAAAACCTTTTAATAATAGAAAAACTGATATAAATGGTTTTGCTTTTTTACCCAAAAAAGATAAAGAAAATAATTCATATCAAATTATTCAAATCTGGTTTTCAAACAATATAATTAAAAATATTTCTAATCAAATTGAAAATATTTTAGAAAATAAAATTTTTAATTTATTGAAAAATTATTCTGTAAGAATTAAAATTCACAAACCACAATTTTAAATTTAATTAAAATTGATAATACAAAAATTTTTATATAAATATTTAATTATTTTAATTAATTATTAATCACTTTTCATTAATATTTCATCTTCATCATCACTGAAATCATAATCTTGTGATATTTTCTTTTCATCTACTGGTGATAATGCAATAACTAAATCAGCTAAATCTGCCACTACATATTTAATACTTAAAATATCATCATTCTTCATTAAAATTAATATTTGATTACTTAATGGACCACATTTATTAAATAATATAATATTTTTTAACTCATAAATACCTTGAGCTATTTTACAATTTATATTATCATCCCAATCAATACTTATTCCTCCTTCTTTTTCAGTGTAAATTTTCTCTTTTTTACCACAATCACCCTTACAAGAAAATATAAATTTATTTTTTGAACATTTTATTTCTACATAATCTGAAATATTATTCATCTCTTTACATATCTTATGAAATAAAGAACTCTTCATTGTAATACTAACATCAAATGGTATTACTCTCGGCTTTTTTTCTTTATATTCTAATTCCATTCTTTTAAAATTACTTACTGTTAATGATTCTTCTTTTTCATTTGAACCCTCAATTCTAATTGTTTGTCTATCTTTTTCATTTATATATAATGATAATATACTTGATGGTTCAATCGGTTTAATATGAATATTTAAATGTTCTAAATTAATTCAAATTTCTTCCTTATCATATTTTGTATAAAATTTATTAAATTGCTTACCTTTAAATTGTAATTTTATAAATATTGATTTACTATCATTTGATGTTGCTATTTCTAAACCATAAAATTCTTCATTCTCTTCTCCATCTTTCTTTTCCTTTTTCTTTTTAACTACCATTGTTACTTCATGAACTACTCCATTTAATATTTCAATTATATCTTTAAAAGGCTTGGAATGACAAGTCTCCGCATAAAAAATCTTATTATCATAATTATTTTTCATATTATTTATATTTATAAATAAAATATAATTTATAATTCAATTTTTTTATATATTTTATATATAATGACATTTACCCTTGTTAATCCAGAAATTGATAATCAATACAAAACCACCAATAATGATTCATTAGAAGCAGCACAAAATATATGGGACAAATTATCCAAAAATACCAAACAATATGTTCCTGAAAGTTTCTTTTCCTTGCAAAAAGGAGGTAAATTATTTCACTTTAAAGTTGAAGAAACACTCTATAATGATGATGTGTCATATAAAATTTCATCTTATAAATGTAATAAAAATGATAAAAACTTTGTTAATTTCTTAAAAAAGCAATCTGGTGGCAAAAAAAAGAAGAAAAAATACTTTGATACTTCTTCTTCAAGTGATTCAAGTGATTCAAGCAGTTCAAGTGATTCAAGTGATTCAAGTGATACTATTGTTAATACTGATAATCTTGTTTATAAATTTAAAACCAAAGACAAAGTTCTTTATTCTAAATATAAACCCTCAATTATTACTTATTATGATATTTATGATACTGATTATCTTTTACCAACTTATTACAGTAATATTGAAGTTAAATTTAAACCATTAGATACTATTCTTTTATTTTAAATAATTATTTTTTATCCTTCCTATTAAATGTTCTTTTTAATTGTTCTCTTCTTACTCCCTTTGTCTTTTTTTGTTTTTCAATCGATTGAATAATACTTTTCATTACTTTCTGATTTTTTATTTCATTCTCATTTAATGCATTTAATATCATTTGATTATCTATCGGAGCCTGTTTAACATATGTATTCTTTATCAATTTACCATCCTCCAATATAATTCTTCCCTCACCCATCTTTTCCAAATGAACCATTATTTTTTCATCTATTAATTTTTTATCTTTTTCTAATTTTTTACTCCTAATCTTATCATTTTTAACTTTTTCATTCATCTCTATCTTTATTTTTCTATTTTCATCATCCATATCTGTATACATTTCTACCAATTTTACTAATTCATCCATTTCCTCATATTCAACATATTCACTATTTCCAAGTTCATCCATATTAAAATCATCCTCATTATTAGATGTCAAATCATTTGTATTTGATATTTTTGAACCATCCACATCATTAATATTAATGACTTTTGTTTTCTTAAGATTCTTTTTAATTTTACGAATTATCTGTGAATCAGTCTCCATCTTATAAATATTTATACTTTTATTTATTTAAATAAATTTATTCTTCGGTTAAATCAAATATAACCCAATCCTTAATGTTATTCATTATTATATAATTTAACACTATTAATAAACATTGACAATACTTTTTATTTTCTCCATACTCTAATACATACTTATCCTCAAAATTTTCAATTAATATAAAATCTTCAACCTCATAAATACATTCCATACAATCATAATTATTTAATATACCAGTTAATTCCTTAAAATCATTTAATTTATACATTGATTTGTAAAATAACTCCATCTGTAAATTTGTATCATTATCATCCTTTACTCCCGAATATAAATTCTTATTATCTTCATATCTTTTATTATAATACTCCATAAATTTATTTAATAATAATGTATAATATTTCTCATTTAATATTTTCTGATTTTCTATTTTATCATTTTCTTTTAATTCTTCATTTAATTCCTCATATCCTACTAATTCTTCCTCTTTATTATTTACATTATCTTCTTTATCCACTAAATCATCTATTAAATTATCTAAATTATCTTCAACAAATTTACTTAAATCCATCTTAATTATAATCTTTATATTCTATTATTTTTATATATTTTCAATTTTTATCCTCTATATATATTAAAAAAAATTGAAAAAAAATTGAAAATAAATTCTAAAAATAAAATATAATTAAAAGTTAGATAATATTTATTGTTAAGAATGCTCGCTCAATACAAACCTGTTTTCCCCACTCTCAATGAACTTTCTACCTATAATGGTAAGAAAGCTTATGTTCCTTTGACGTTTGTTAATGATAATGGTGAAGAAGCTAATAAAACAGATTATTATATCACACATTTTATTAAAGAACAATATGGACCTCTTCCAAGAGAAGGTGGTAAATTTAATATTACAAGAGAACAAAGAAATTGTTTTAATACAAGATTAGATAAAAATGATGATAATTCTAAATTAATTATTGATGATCATGATATTTTAGAAACTGCTTATGAAGAACAAAAAGAAAAAATTTATGCTAACAATACTTTATATGAAGTTAAAAAAGATAAAAAAAAAGAATTATTTCAATTTATTAATTGTATCAAAGAAAAACAAAATGAAGAAAATGTTTATGGAATGAGATTAAATTTTAGACCTAAATATTTTCCATATTACAATGATGAAAAACTGGATGATAATAATAGAAAAAATATGAATAATCATATTTTTCCAAAAAATAAACCTACAATGAGAGGTGATAAACTTAAAGAACATAAGAATAGTTTGGAATTTAATATTAATTATCCTCAAGGTTCAACTGAAACTAAGAAAATCAAATATAAGGATGATATTGAAGAAAAAAAAGAATTTAGTGTTAGAGTTATTTACCGCGAAGTTGTTCTTTCTAAAGATTTAACCGGTGATGTTGATGGTATTCGTTATATCAATGAAGATACTAAGAAGCCTGATGAATATAATAATAATGATTTAAATGATGACGAAAATTTAACTCAATTTATTGAAGATTATGGACAACCAACTAATGATTTAATTATTGAAACACCTGAAGAACTTGAAAAATATTGCAGACCTGGTTCTTATTATAGATATGGAATTAGTTATGAATTTCAAAATGAAAAATCAGTTCCTAAAAAGGTTGTTGAATGTGGTGTTAGATCTTTTTGCCATTTTGTTGAAATTATTTTTATTAAACAACAATATGCAAAATCTAATAATAATAATAATAATAGTGCCGTTAATCAATTATATAAGAAAAGTTCCATGATTTCTCCGGTTAATAGTGTTTTTAAATTTGATGAAAAAGACAATACTGATCAATCAACTGATGATAAGAAAACTTCTGATGATAAAAGTTCTGATAATACTGATAGTGATTCCGACAGTGATTCCGACAGTGATTCCGATAGTGATTCTGATAGTGACAAATAATTTAATTTAAAATATTAAAATTTTATGGTTTTTTTTAATTTTAAAAATATTTAAATATTAAATATTATTTTTTTTTATGTGTTTATTAAGTTTAAATAATACAGAAATAAAAGATTCCATTTTATCAATTAATAATTTCAAAAATAATGACGATACAATTTATTTATTAGAAATTGATGATTTTATTAATTATAATGACCTTGAAATAATGAAAATTAAAAATAATATTATTTATTTTTCATTATTTGATGCAGAATTAATTAATAAATTAACAAATTTAGACAATAAATTATCTTCAGTTATTGAGGATATTATAAATTCAAATAATGACATTAAAGTTTTTTTTAACGATACTTTTAAATATTTTCCTTTATTAAATAATGATAATAATACATTCTACATTAAAGTATCAAATAATAATAAAACTGATTTAATTAAAGATATGACAATTATTTATTTAAAAACTACAATTCAAATATATATCAGTTCAAAATATAAATGTTCGTATATTAATCAAAAAATATCACTAATTAATATAAATAATGATGAATTAAGCGTCATTAACTATGAAAATCTATCAAATAGTGATAATAGTAGTGATAGTGATAATAGTAGTAATAGTGATAATAGTAGTGATAATAGTAGTGATAGCAATAGTGATAATAGTAGTGATAGCAATAGTGATAATAGTAGTGATAGCAATAGTGATAACAATAGTGATAATAGTAATGATAGTAATAGTGGTAATAGTGATGATGGTGGTAATAATGAAAATAATGTAAATATTAACAATAAATTTTATGATGATACTGATTCATCAAAAAATTTATCAGACAATGATTATAATGATACTATTAGTGTTCGTACAGATGAAAATAATTATGATAATACAGATAGTATTCATACAGATAATAAAGAAGAAAACAAATTTACTATTAGTGAAAAAGAAGATAATGATAATAATGAAAATAATAAATATAATGATAATGAAAAAAAAAGTGTTAAATTTGAAAAAGTAAATAAAAAAATTGTTTATAAATGTAATAAATGTAAAAAAGAATATAAATTTGAAAAAACATTAAATAATCATAAAGATAAATGTAAAAATAATTAATTATATTATTTTTAAAAAATTAAAAAAGAATTTATAGACATCCACGATTTGATGAATAAATATCAGGGTTAATAGATGAATTTTGCCAAGGAGATACAACAGTCTTAGGATTGGGAATGTCTCCTCTAATATCTCTTGAAGAATTTTTTGAATTTCCCATGGTTGATGACACGGGAATTGATCTTTGAACTGGAATTAAATTAGGATTATCAACTGAAACCGGATTTTCAAGAATTTGAAACCCTTTTTCTAATGAAGTATCTGTTTTATTGCTATCTGGCAAATAATTATTTGAATTAAACATATTCATTAATTTTTCTTGTTGTGATTTTGATTTATGACTAAAATCACCTAAATTTGCGGGACCAAAATCACCAGATGAACCTGGATTGGGTCCAAAGTTTGAATTATCGCTAAATTCACTGTTTTGAAAAACCAAAGCTTGATCGAACATACCATCCAACTTATCTTGTGATGGTTGACTCATTCCATCACCATTGAAATCCATTCTATAATTTGAATCGGCATAACTTACCTTTCTATAATTTTTGGCATGATCCACACCATCAGTTTTACCTCTAAATAATTTAGCTCTTGCTGAATTATCAGGAATATTATTTCCAGTATTCACTTCTCTGATTAATGATTGAAGAGCAGATTGATCCACACCAGCAATATCATCTCTATCTCCATTAACATCATTCAACAAAGGATTTGCAAAAGTATTATTTTCAACACTTGTTTGGTCGTTAATAACACCAGCTAAATCTTCTTCATAAGTATTTTCCGGAGTTCCAAATCTCATACCATCAACTTCATTCATTTCATCCGCCATCATTTTTGCATCACTTTTATTTTCACTGACTTCAAAATTATCTACAGCATATCCAGGAAAATAAAATAAAACTATAATAATTATTAATAAAACCACTAAACAACTATTATTCATTTGATTTATATATATTATGTTTATAAAATTTTATAGAAAAAAAAATATATAAATTATAATATTATATGAATAGTATAACTACATTATCCTTAAATACCGTTTTTGGAGGAAATGATAATCAACAATCCAATATGTTAGAAGAATTTAATAAGCATTCCAGTAAAATTTTACATATTAAATCAAATTTTAATCAAAAAGATCATAATGGCAATACTCTCTTGCATAATTTTGTTAGATGTTCTTTAAAAGATGATAAATGTAAAAAATTATTAAAAGAACTCTTACTTAAATACGATTATACAGATGAAATTAAAAATGGAATTAATATTCAAGATAGTGAAGGTAAAACCGCTTTATTCTTAGCTGTTGAAGGTGGTGAAGATGAAATTGCCGAACTTTTAGAAATTCATTATACTGCGGATAAAACTATTAAAACTAATAATGGTGATGTTATTGAAACTGAACAAATGCCTGATGAAACTAAACCCAATGAAACCAAACCCAACGAAACTAAACCTGTAGAACAAGAAATGAATAATAATGAAGTTCCTCAAACATTACAATCTATTTTCAATAGAAATACTATTGAAGAACACATCTCAATTACTCCTTCTATTTTTGATAAAATGGATAATTTATTTAATCAAAATGGTGGTGATAATGAATTTAATTCATTGAGTGAATTAATTAATAATATTCAATCTGGTGGAAAAACTTATTCATCTAAAAACTATGTCAAAGGAAACAGATCTTTAAATTTAAATACTGTAAGTGAAAATGATAGTATTTTATCAAATAGTGATAATACTATTGGTGGAGACTTAGTCGAACTTATGGAAAGCAGAAGTGACTTAGAACACAAGAAATTCGCAAATAAATTACATTCTATGCTTGAAATGAATGAAATTGTCATTAATGATAGAACAATTGAAGATAGCGAACAAAATATGCGTGTCATCAAACGATTTCTTTATAAAAAAGTTAAAGATGAAAATCCATCACTTAACTCAAGAGAAAAAATGATTATTCTTAACAAAATGGAAGATGAAGAAATTAAAGAAATTTTAAGTTCAATCTCATCATTTGATGATTTAATTTCATTAGATGAAAATCTTAAAGAAGACCATTCTAAAAAACAAAATGAAATTAAATCATCAACAAAAGTTATGGAATCCGAAAGTTTAGACAGTTTAGAAGTCACTGAATTAAAACCAAAAAAAAAAGAAACTAAAAAGAAAGAAACTAAAAAGAAAGAAACTAAAAAGAAAGAAACTAAAAAGAAAGATACCAAAAAATCAAAAGATACTAAAAAATCAAAAGACATTAAGAAAAAAACAAAAAAATAAATTATAGATAATATTTAATGTCATTAACTAAAAAAATTTTGGAAAAACTTCAAAATGAAATTTCAAAAGAAGATTTAAATACTTTATTATTTTCACCTATTTATAATTGTATTTATCCTTATTATTATATGATAATAGTATTATTTGTTTTAATATTACTATTATTAATATTAATTTTATTTATTTTAATATTTAAAAAATAATCTTTTTTATTTTAAATTATAATTAAAAAATTATCATTTAATTATTATAAAATGTCAGGTGGTTCTATTGTTTTAGTATCTTATGGAGAAGAAAATATGTTTTTAAGTTATCAACCACAGATTTCATATTTTAAAATTATATACAGACGATATACTAATTTTTCAATTGAAACTATTTTAACAGATTTTCTTAATGTTCCTAATTTTAATAATGTTTATTCCGCTTCAATACCAAAATATGCTGATTTAATGCATAAATCTTGGCTTGTTATTGAATTACCAGAAATACCCGTTCTATTAAATTTTAATGGAGAACCTAATAATAAATTAAAAACTGCTTGGGCGAGAAATATTGGTTATGTTTTAGTTAAATCAATTGAAATTGTTATTGGTAATAGTATCATTCAAAAAACTTGGGGAGAATACTTACAAGCATTAGACGAATTTAATTTTAATAATTATAATTCACCACTCAATCAATATATTGGCAACGTTCCACAATTACATAAATTTCAACACGCAAACACAATTAGAGAAAAATATGTTTTATATATTCCATTAAATTTTTGGTTTTGTAATTCTGCTTCACAAGCTTTGCCACTTATCTCACTTGACTATGATGATGTTATATTTAATGTCCAGTTTAATTCCATTGAACAATGTATTAATGTTTCACCCACTAATTATATTCAAATACAACAATTTTATGGCTCACCAATATTTAATGAACCATTGGTTCAATTCTCTAATCAAGGCATTGCTTGGGCCACTTTTGACACTTTAGACTCAATTAATACCGAAAATAATCCAAATTTTATTGTATCTAATTCAAATTTATATTATAGAAAAATTTCTAATCAATCATTTACAACCACTGATTTATCTTATTATGACAAATTTGATACCACCGATGTTTTAAATGATTTTTTTAATCTTAATAAACCAACCAACTATTTTATTTATGGATTATGGAGTAAAAGCATTTTTATACCCATCAGCAATGAAACTTTAACATCTAATAATTTAGAAAAAACTTATATTTATAAACCATTCCAAAATACACTCAGATTAGGCAAAACATACCTATTAATTGATTACATATTTTTAGATAAACAAGAAAGAGTTAATTTTTTTAATAATAAACACGAATATATTATAGAACAAGTTTATTATACAGGTGAAAAAATAACTAATAATTGCTCCGACAAAATAAATTTAGAATTAATTAATCCTTGTTCCTACTATATTTTTATGGCTCAATTATCCTATATGAGTAATCAAAATGTTAATGACCACTTTAATTATACTAATACTTTTATCAGAGATAAGGATACACAAAAAACTATTGGATTACCTTTAATTAAACAAAATTCATTACTTTTAAACTCACAAACTATCACTGGGGAACAAAATATGGACTTTTATAACCTAATTATACCATTCCTTAAATTTCCTAAATGTTATTACCCAAATGGTATGGGTGTTTATAGTTTCTCTCTATACCCTTTT